ACACCTACTAGACCATCCTCAACAGTCTTAGTCCGACTTGATACACTAGCGATGTCCCTAGTTGCCTGAGAGACCGTTTTAGACAGCTCTGCAACAGTCAACCTCGTGCCATCGGCTAAAGTCTCTACAGTCGTCACTCGATTGGTCAAATCCGTCTGTGCTCGTGCTTGCTCCAAAATCTTGCCAGCTTGCAAGTTAAGGTCATTGCGCAAGACTGTAGCACTCGCTTGACTATCTCTAGCCTTTTGGTCGGCACTAGCGATTGCCGTCTGTAGCTCAGACTTAGCAGTATTTAAGGCTTGACTGACCGTTGCAACCTGCGCCCTTGCATCTGCGATAGCCTCCGTTTTGACCTGGTTAGCTCTAGCCAATGCACTAGCAGCATCCGACTTGGCTTGGTTGGCAAGCAATTCTACAGATCGAGTTTTAGACAATATACCTGCAACTTGTCTGTCGTGTTCTTCAGATTGAGCTTGCATGTTTGCATTGACTTGGGCGATTTCCGCATCAATTTTCTGCTTGATATTGTCTGCATGCCTCTCAGCCTCCGCCCTTGACTGCTCGATACCGTCGTTGATTTCCTCGACTCGCTTTTCAAATTCAGCGTCAAAGGCTTGGTTGGCATTTTTGACAGCACGTTCAAAGGCTACTTCTTGAGCGTTTCGATTGGCACTCAAAATCGCATCGGCAGCATTAGATACACCACTAGCTACACCAGTACCTCCTATCCCAGGCTTATCATCAAACGTGATAGAGATATACTCTTCGGTCAAAGCGTTGTATTCATAAGCAATAGCCTTTTTGTGAATATCAACGTTGTGCTTCCTGCTCTTGATGTTGACTGTATCACCTAGATGGATAACTTGACCATCAAGCTCATAGGCCTCAATCTCAATGGCATCGGATATCTTATCAATACCCTCGTTCTTAAATTTAGCTTCAGCCCATTTTCTCAGCTCGTCAATTGTTTTAGCATCGTTATTTTCGTACTCTTTCTCGTTGATGTACGGATAATTACCGATAAGCGGACTATCCACTGTTACAGTCAAGACCGTATCAGTTTCAGCGCCTTCCGCTCGAAACGTAGACCGAGCATGGATACGTGTGACCACGTTTTGAGAATTTTTTGTCCGTTGATAGGACTTGAGGTTCTTATGTGTCGTAATGACAACACCACGATCAGCTCCACGACTACGCTTGATAGTCAGAGCAAAATTATCACGGACAAGCTCACCCTCCCAGGTACCGACAATACTGTGCTTACCGTCCATCAGGACGGTGTAGAGCGTTTCAGCTTTATCAGTAGTGAAAGTATGGTTATCCGCAATATCACTTGTAAAGGAAAAACTGCCAAGCCCGGTCTTAGCATTTTGAACCATCTGTGAAAGTGCCGTGAAACATCCTTGCCTAATTACGCTCATCGGATTGATAGACCGCTTCATAATGTCATCGCTGATATGGTATGCAGTGATATCCAGACTATCATCATTCTCAACAGGTTTCTTGATGCGGAAGAGCTGAGCACCCAGCACAGGTGCAGGTGCCTTTATCAGCATATCCTCTTTGATAAGCTGATAGATACTTGAATCAGTGATAGGATAGCGAACAGTCAGGTAGAAATCACCGTTGATTTCTTCTTTGGCAATAGCAGAGCTCGTTTCATGTAGGGGAATGCCGTTCCATTTGACTGTCTTGACATCCTTATCAAGTAAATAAAGCAACTATGCCCACCCCCAAACTGTTTCAAATTTCAATGACTGAATCCCTGGTCCCAATACCACACCGACATTCTGCCCTTTAGCAGTATCAACCGTGATAAAATCTCCAGCCCACTTAATGAGCTTGCCGCTAGCTGTCTTAAAGCTAGGATTGTCAGGATCATTGACCATCACAAGCGATTCTGAGAGCTTTTCAAGTTTAATTACTTGGTTACCTATCGTAAACGATGTCTCAGAAGCGCTCTGACCAACTACTGTAATCTTCGGAAAAGCAAGAGCTGACCCTTGTACCTTTAAAACCCCATTCCCAGTCAAGGTCTGGCTGTCTGTGCCTTTGAAAAACTTAGTAGGGTGGCAAGTAAAGGTTACCTTGGTCACATAAAGACCAGGTTTCTCTTGTTCCGCATCTGTAGCGCTTGCCTTGTAGCACCAGAGCCGTGTAGTCTTCACACGCTCATTCTCAAGCCAAAACTTCTCACGGATAAACAAGCTCATGAACTTGTTCAATTGTTCCTCTGTTGGCTTGACAAGATAGATTGTGTAGGATTTTTCAATCAACCCCCGGTGCTTGTTAGTCTGCACAATCGCTCCACTTATGCCGTCATGTTCCAGCAGATTGGTCTTGCTGTCGCCCAACGTGACAGAAGGGGATTCATGCACTATCACTTTGAAAGGGAAAGACGATGTCTTCACACCGTCAATCACTAATTCATTATGTCTAATCATGTTTACCCTCCTCTCAATTGTGTTTTACGTTGTAGCTCATCTGCGATACGCTGAGCAACTTGATTGGCAATCTTTGTGATGTCAGCTGCTTCACGGACAACATTGCCTGTTATGGTGATGTTGATGGTTGGTGTGCTACCTCCCATTGTCTGAGCGATACCACGGCCAATGGCTCCGAGTGTCTTATCATTAAGCGGTAAGATAGCTTCATTGCCTGCCTCACCACCAACCATGAGATTATTACCGTTCATGCCAAATGCTGTCGGCTTGGTCAAAATACCACCCTTGGCATACCACTCAATACCGATTTTCGGCACTCCACCTTTCAACCAATCCAAAGGGTTAGCTGATCCAGAGATACTGAAATGTGGCAAAGGAATGTGGGGCCAACGGATTTGGAAGTTGAACAAGCCCTTAATAGCGTTGATAGCATTTGAGACAGCATCTTTGGCACCATTGATAGCATTGGAAATACTATTCTTGATGCCATTCCAGATGTTTGAAACCGTGTTTGATATCCCGTTGAGGATATTGCTGACGGTTCCTGAGATCGAATTCCAAATGTTTGAAATCGTACCAGATATACCACTCATCACATTTCCAATAAAAGATTGTATAGCGGATAGAATCGTCTGAACAATGCTCTGAATACCATTCCAGACTGTTGAGAATACTCCTTTTATCGTTTCCCAAGCACCTGACCAATCACCAGTAATAATCTGCATGACTGCTGTGATAATGCCCAGAACAACGTTAATGGCTGTTTCAACAACAGTCTTGATAACTTCCCAAACAGTTGAGATAACCAATTGAATGTTGTTCCAGCTAGCTTCAATAAGTGGACCAAGTATGCTCATGACAGTCTGAATGACGGATTGAATGGCATTCCAAATTGTCTCAGCAGTTGCCCGAATCAATTCCTGATTCTCTGCCCACCAGGTGGACAAAGTCCCCCAAATAGACATCACAAAATCAGATATTTGCTGCACAATCGTATTGATGACAGACATAATGGCATTCCATATCTCTGTAACAGCAGTTCTGAAACCTTCGTTATGTGTCCATAGCTCTTTAATAGCAATGACGAATATTGCTATTGCGGCTGCTACTCCAACAACCACAGCGACAATAGGTAGGAATGATGCTATTAGTCCAAGTATCGTTGTTTGAGCTGCTATTGCCGCTGCTTGTAGTGCTAGAAAAATTGGTAGTAATATCCCAATTGCAGTCATTACTAAACCAAACACTACAACAGCTTGTTTAATCGGCTCTGCTAACCCATTAAACCATTCAACTACACTCTTCAATACATCAACTAACACTTCCATGATTGGAGCTAACACTTCTGATATAGCGTTCCCAATATCAGCCATGGCCAGTTTCGCTTCATTCTGGGCTGTGGTGAATCTATCTATCGGATCTAACGTTGCTTCATACGTCGTACTGACAACTCCAGCTGCATTCTCAGCAGTTCCTGCCAAGTTTTCAAAAGAAAAAGCTCCACGCTTAATGGCATCAACCATTCTAGGTGCCGCTTTCGTACCAAACACTTCGGATGCTATTGTAAGAGCATCTGTTTCGGATGTACTGGATTTGATTTTATCAATGGTTTCAGCAAGACCCTCTTTCATGGTCTTGCCGTCTTTGGCATAGTTGACAGCGGCCTTCGATAAAGTACCCAATGCAGCAGATGAGTCCACGCCAGCTTGCTCAAATTGTCCGATGAGAGTCACACCTTCATCAAATTCCAGCCCAAGAGCTTTGATTTGAGGCGCCCCATCAGTCGCTTTCTTCATCAAGTCATCAACTGATACTCCAGTCAATTGAGCAACATACGTTGTAGAATCCAGGACATCGCTCAGCCAATCTACAGAAAGACCGTAGGCTTCCAAGGCTCGCTTAGAATTGACCGTGCTTGCTGCAACATCAGTTCCATTGATTTCAGCAAATTTAATCATATCCTCTGCCGTTAATTGCAGAGCTTCACCCATCAACTGAAATTGAGTATTGACTTCACCAACAGCACTGCCAGCAGTTTCAAAATCCGTAGGGATAGAGGTCGCTATATTTTCAGCTATCCCAATCATCTCATCCAGAGCCTGTCCTGTTGTGCCAGTCTTTGTGATGATAGTGTCCATGCCAGCATCGACTTCTCTGAAGGCTTCCAGTGCATTCTGCCCAAGCTCTATCAACTTGTCACTAACTTGACTGAGCTTATCACTAAAGTCCATGAGCAAGTCAGCTTTGAGTAATTGATTGGTTTCTGATAAGTCCGACTTAACGCTAGCACTAGCACCAGTCATTCCATTCATTTCAGACTGCAACCCATTGAACGCTGTCTTGGTTTCGTTCAAGGATTTCTCTAGTTTGTTTGCTTCAGTAGAGTTCTCACCGTACTCGCTCTTTGTCAGTTCCAACTGTCGTTCAAGGTTAGAGATTTGTTTTTCGACGATTTCAGATTGAGCAGCAATCTTCTTCTGAGCAAGGGCGACTTTCTCAGACTCGGAAGCGTTCTGACCGAGCTCGCTCTCTTGTAGTTTGAAAGCACTGGTCACTTTGTCCATTTCGGATGCTAACTGACTCTGCTCACTCTGTAGGCTGTTCAGTTGGCTGACATTGGTCTCTACAGCTTGACCATTATTGGCCAGATCTCTATTGACATTTTCAAGCTTATTCTCGTAACCCTTGAGGACATTTTGAGTAGTTTCTAGTTCACGTTGGAAAGCACGGTACTGATCAGCTCCGATATCTCCATTCTGAAATTGTTTCTCGACCTGTGCTTGGGCTTGTCTCAGAGTTTCAAGCTTCTCCTTGGTATTTGAGACCTGTTGCTGTAAGACTTCCTGTTTCTGGGACAGCAAGGTTACATTGCCGGTATCAAACTTCAAGGCCTTGTCAATCTGTCTCAGTTCCTTGGTTGCTTCGGTAGCATTCTTGTTGACATCTTTCAGAGCCTTCTGCAAGGGTTGCGTGTCCCCATCAATTTCAATCTTAATTCCTTTGATGTTACTTGCCATTTGTTTCCTCCTTTCCTTTGAAAATTGCCGACCCTCCCACCTCAAACGAAAAATAGCAGAGCTCACAAGCTTATCTATGACCGAAAGTCCACTTACTACAAGGAACTTGACCCTAGAATCACTCTCTCAGCACTGCTAATTTCTTAAAAGTTGTCAAAATCTTCTTGAGTAGCTTTTCTTTCGCCACCCTTATCTTTACTGCGTAAATTCACATAATCCGTCTGGTAGTCCAAAGCCATTCCGATTGAAATATGCTTCAGGTCATCAATGGATAAACCCGTCTCCTTACAACAAGAGAGATAGGATTCTACTGTAAAGATTTCATCGCTTGCAGATTCTGACGAGTCTGTTTCTTTTTTGTCTGCATGCTCGCATTCAACATTTCCATCAGGTCTCGACCGATTTCTTGGACAGGGAATTCTTCCATTTCCATGAAGAATTGAGCATAAGGCTTGATACGAGGGTTGGCAGACTTTGCAAAGGTCCAGAAAAGACGATTGAAGAAAGTCATGTCAAAGTCAGCAAGAACAGACATGTCGATATTGCTGGCTTGCAATTCCTGACCAGGTTCCAACTTATCCAGTTCAGACAAGAGTGCTTGACTATTCAACATTGAGAATAGGTCTTGGAAATAGTCCTTACCAAACTCTTCCTTGTAAGCAATCGGAGTATAGCCATTTGTGGCCAATTCATATTCCTGATCACCAATCGGAATAATTTTACGCATGCAAGACCTCCTTATCCACCAACTGCAGCTGGCTCATAGACTTTTTTGAACCAATTATCGTAGACTTCTTTCTTGTCTGCCGAAGTGACCGAGCGTTTCACTACAGTATCAAGCGGACGTGGGCTAGCATTGAAGGTCAATTCTCGCTCATTGACACTTGTACCGCTCTTTGTCTTAGAGCCAGTTGCTGGACGGCTAGCAGAGCAATAGTAGAACACATGTCGGGTCTTATTCTTGTCCCCTGAAAATTCAAACATCAAGGCAAACGGTGTTGGCTCGGCATCGCCTTTTTCTGTCAATACACCAGTCTCAGTATCTTTGATTTCACCAAGAATCTTGGTAGCAAATTGATCAATAATGTGAGGTACTTTCCATTTACCCTCGTAACCTTCGTTGGCATTCATGAAGTGATAATCAATATCATCTGCTTGAATAGCACCTGATTCCCCTTTTGGTTCAAGAGTGATTTCCATTGCACCAGGGAAACGGAAAATATCTCCGTAAGTTAGCACCCCTGTCTCAGTACTAATATTAGTAATTGGTGCAACGTGTACATTTTTCAGACCATAGGTCACTTTATTTTCCATGTCATTCCTCCTCTAGTAGAGATAGACTGTGTAAGGCTTGACATAGAGCCTTTCAGTCTCAATAAAAGTTTCTTCTTGAGCTTCAAAAAAGAGCTCATGGTTAGACCACAGCTCTTCCAAACGCTCCTCCAAATCCTCATCCTTTCTCTCAAATGCCAACTCAACAACCACTGACTTAATTTCGTGGTTTCTTTTATTGTCGGCAGAATTGACAATAGGATTAGATTCAAAATACACAAGGTAAGGCATATCAGGGACATTTCCCTCTTGATATGCTCGATAGGTTACAGGCAAACCAGCCTGTTCCAAAATTTCTGCAAATTCTGATAGCTTCATCGACCAAGCTCCTTAATCCGTTTTTCAAAGTTTTCTTTGACCTTCTCCTCGACAGGCTTGATATGTTTGAATGCCCTACTGCGACCACCATTTCTCAAAATATGCCCATTTTCTAGCAAATGAGTTAGTCGATAGGTTGGTGCAGCATTGTAAATCACATAAGACCCTTTAGCGTTCTTCTTGAATCGCCAGTTTCTAGCATATTTACCATGCCTCTTTGGGCTGGTGGCCTTTAGTTCATTTACAGCTTCATTCACAACATCTTCTGCAATTAGGTCAATCTTATCCTCGATTTCTTCGGAATATTCTGCCATTGCCTTAGCAATCTCGTTGGCTAAATCACCAGTTAGGCTCATGATAACTTCTCCGTCATAGTCAATTCAAGAGTTTCAAGGTCAACAGGATAGGTCTTGAGGATACGGTATCTCTTCCCTTCGAATTCGGCCAATTCTTGATTGTCGTACTCAAAACTATGAATATCAACAACCAAGCTTGGACGAATGCCTGCCTGATTAGCTTGATAAAATTCTGACCTAGTAATTGACTTCTTACGACAGAGTAGAACAGTTTTGGCTTCCTCAGTGATGTTCTGCTTCAGCTTGTCTTTCCCAGTGATTTTCTTTGCTATCAGAGTGATTTCATGATTCCACATCGCTAGTCTCTCCTTTTGACGAAACTTGCAGATTGTGTAATCGCCATTGAAGATGACGTGGCATGTCCACACCACCTTCATAGCGATAAGCAGCAAAATCAACCACAAACATCTCATGATCAGCTCTATTAGAATCCAATTCAATACCGAAAGTCTGTGATAATTCAGAAATGACGGCATCAAGAATTTTCTCCAACGGCTTATCCCTGAGAGTGGTTGAAATGCCTAGCTTCAGTTTAAGCAGTTCTAATAACTGATCAGTGTCCATGACTATTCCTCTGCTTTCTTAGTGGTGCGTTTCCGCTTTGGTTTTTCTGCTGGAACTTCCTCGGCAGACTTGTCACCCTCTGGAAGGTCGGGTTCTTCTTCAGTAGATTTGTCACCTTCTGGAAGCTCTGGCTCCTCATCAACTGTAGCCAAAAAGATTGACCCAGCTGAATTTGAGCCAGTCAGCAAACCTTGGATGAAATCATCCGAAGGTTTGTGACCGTCGCGAGGATAAGTTTCATCCAAAGCGTAATCATGTTTGTCTGGGTCTGTTAAGTCCTTGAAAGGACGGATAACTTTGTAAGCCATTAACTACCTCCTTTACAAAACAGCGTCTGTGTAAGTCACATAGAAACCAGCGTCAGCATCGACAACCTCTACATCGAAACGGTTAGCAGTTGCTAAATACTGACCATAGATTTTATCATCCTGCCATTTCACAGTAGTTTGGGCGCGGTCAAATAACGTTGCAAACTCTGTCACATCCCCGATGAATGCTTTCATATCACCTTTTGAAGTGCCAATAACATCATCTGGATAAACATAAATCACACGACCAGCAAACTTGTACCCAGTAGGAGAGGTAATATCCGTCTGCAACATATATCGACCGTCTTTATCCTTAATTTTATCCAAAGCTGCGAAAAGAGACTGGGTAGCTACAATACTAGCATTGTAGTATGGTTTCAATTCAATATTTAAAATATCTTTCAAACCATCAAGTCCAGATGCATTTTTTGCAGTTGCTTTCTTCAATACTTTCGCAATTTCGGTGTTCTTAGTGATACGTTCCTGATTCATTGCCTGCTTAGCGACAAGCCCCATCACATCATAATCAGCGTCATCAATCAATTCTTGAGAAACTGGCAAATGACCACGACGAGTTTCAACCTCATATGAAACTTTTGTGAAGGTAGGTTTTGCTAAGTCAGGATTCTCAGCTAACTCCTCAATCGTATTCATGACCTGGTCAGTCAACTTAATCACAGACCACTTACCACTTGCATTGCGTACTTTAACAACGTTTACCAAGGATGTCAAATCTGTCTCATCGCGTTTAGCTTCTTTAGGACGAAGCAAATCTTCTGGGATTAGAGCCTCTCCTTCAGTAGACTTAAATCCGTCACGCATTTGCCCCTTGGTTCGCAAATAGTGATTAAATGCTTCACGAGTTTCTTTGTCCATGTCTTTCTTACCTCCTCGACTGTCTCCGTAACGTGGAGCATTGCGGTTTTGTTCATCGATTTGCTTTTGAAGGTCCTCGATTTCCTTTTCCAATTCAGCCTTTTCAGCTTCTTTGGATTCCAGTTCTGCTTGAAGTTCTTCGAGAGTTTTCTCAACAGCTGACACCTCTTCCTCAGTCTCAGCACGTTCTAACTTCTCTGCTTCAAGAGCAGTACGATTCTGCAAGTCCTTGATAGACTCTTCAAGTTCAACTACTTTCGTAGCTTTTGCTCGCATACGAGCACCAAAGATTAGAGCTTTGTTCATAGCTTAAATTTCTCCTTTATTTCTTTTTTACGCTTATCAAGCATTTCACGATTGGCACGTAGTTGACTTTCAAAGTCCTTCTGACGTGCAGCAATTTCAGTCTGTGGATATGCTGGGAAAGTACAAGGGCTAACTTCAAAGATTTCAAGGTCTAAGATAGTGTCCAGGTAAGAACCGTCATCACGCTCTTCCGTGTTGATTTTGATTGGGAAGAAGCCAAAACTACAACCAATCACATCCCCACGTTGAACACGAGCATAAGCACCGACCGCTTGTGGGTCATCCTTGTTGATGATGATATCGCCAAACAGACCAACATCATCAACACCGAGCCGCACTGTGTCATTTCCAGTCCGACCAAGTACCAAACTATGGTCATGGTTAAATAAGGCACGGATGTCGGCATCTTTAATAGCCTTCTCGACACCCTCACGCTTAATCACTTCAAAATAACCAGGCCAAAGTTCAGTCTCTTCATCAAACTTGATAAAGTAGCCACTCAAAATCAAATCGCCAGACTCTTGTTCCTCACGAGTTTGAAATTGTGTGGCCATGTAAGCCTTACGTTTCTGCATCGGTATTCCCTCCTTCCTTGTTTAGTTTGCTCTGATTGCCTAACTCGCCCTGTGGCAGATAGTTTTCAAGAACAATGATGTCATCCATTTCAGGATCAGGAGTCATGCCAACCCAATCTCTCCACTCGTTCCTACGCATAGCAGCACTGTTTGTCATCTGTTGAGCCACCGTTGATAGCTCAGTAATATCGTAAGAGTACAACGACCGTGGATTGAACTTGAAATAACGATTGTTAGACACTAGCAAGTCCCTTGTTAATGTCTGAGTAATCGTTGTAGCGATGCTCATGATGGTGGTATTGACAAAGTTGTTGTATTCTTCTTTGTTAAATTCTCCAACACCCAGGATAAAAGCTGGCACTCCCAAAAGCCCAGCTACTGTTTTCTTGTCAATCTCAACCGATTCATTCAAAGCAATGTCATTCAGATTCAACGGTTTGACTTGCTCAACTTCCATAAGGGCATCAGGTATAATCCACGGCTCTCCTGACTGGCTAGTGGATAGATACTTCTTAGCAATCCTGTCACGGCCCTCTTGACTGCCCAACTCATCACTGGATGAATCGACCTTGACAATCAAACTCGGAACATTCTTGCCACTCATGAAGCCTTTTTTAGTCTGAGTAGCCAAGTTTAGGTTGCGGACAATGTCCTTCAAAGCCAGCCGATACCCTGTTCCGACATAAGGGCTGTCTGGATCAGGATTGATTGCAAAGTGGACAACATCATCTGGCTCGTATTCCCTACCCTTGTAGCAAATCACATAGTCTAAATCATTGGACTTAAAAGAGACCTCATCCATCGGGAAAGGTCTCAAGTTTAGTATGTAGTCTGTCACAGGGTCATATTCGACATGAAGAACAGAATTACCGTCGCCATATAGCAACAAGTCACGCACAATCTTGAAAATCCAAGTCTTCCTGGTCATGTGTGCACAAGGATTGATGTCAATTTTCCGAGCCAAACCATCCTTGATACGAATATCACCCTTGTCTGTATTCTCCATCAGATGTATGGTCATATTCGACACCATATCAGCAATCTTATTGACAGCCAGTATCACATCAGGATTCCTAGCAAGCGGCACATAGCCATCACCCTCAAAGATAATTCCAAAATCCGAATGACTAAGCATACTCACAGTAGACTGCGACTTGCTCCTCTTACGGAACCTATCAAAGAAACCCATTCTTTCTCACCTCCTTTCTAACCTAATCAAAGAATTGCATCACATTCTGGTTCTTGCCGAGATTAGCAAGAGCCTGGATACATGCAAAGACACTGGCATCAAATAAGTCAATCCTTGCTGTACCACCGTCACCGTCTAATTTCTCATATTGCACCGCATCATCCACCTTCTCAATCGCTCTGACATTGCTGACACAGTATTCATAGGCCTCAGAATGAAGATAGTAAAACTCTTTATTCTTAACCTTGAACTCAATCCGTCTGAAGCCTTCTGATTTCAGATAGAAAAGCTGTGGCTGGTCAATCATCTTGAACTTAGCCTTTTTCATCTTGCTCAAAAACTCACGACCAAACTTTCTATCCATACCGACAGCAGCAATCTTGAAACCTTTCTGCCTCATCTCGATAAACCACTTGACGATATCATCATAGAGTACTGTCGGAGTGTTGCTCATTGTCAACCAACCGTCCGACTGCCACCCGAAAAGTGGGATGCCGTCATCATTGGCTTTCTTCTGAGCATTGACACGAGGGAAGAAAGCGTGAGTGATACAGATGTCAATGTCTTTCTCACCGTCATTGTAGATGCCATAGAGTGCAGCAGCGGTCAAGTCATGCAAGCGGGACAAGTCCGCCCCACCGTACCACTTAATCGGCAAGCGTGCCAGCTCTTCCAAACTCCAATCATAACAATCATCACTAGCGATAAACTCGTCAGGATTGAAGTAGGCATTCATAGAGTTAGTAAAGACATTCAAAGTCTTGTTAAAGAACTCATTCCTGGTCTGTGGATCATTCATGGCTTGTTCAGCTTCAGCTCTCAAGGCTGGCATGGACACCGTGACACCCCATGAAGGATTAGCCATCTTCAAAACATTGTCATCCAGATAGTCTCCAACATCTCCATCAGTAGTCTGATTGGCTTTGCAGATGAAAATGAACAACGATTCATCACTGATTAACTGCTTGAGGACCTTCTGACAGTATTTCAGCCTGTTAGCAAGGAACCCTGTTGGAATATCCCCAGCTGTAGAGATAACAAAAAGCATACTGTTACGGTATGCCGACATTGTTTTCTTCATGAGACCATACTTCTTGGAGTTTCGCATAGTGTGAGCTTCGTCAATAACAGTAACATTACCATTCAGAGAGTCCAAACGGCTCTCATCGTTGGCCAATGCCTGTATATAAAACGAGCCATCATCTCCAAAATTGGCTGTGATAGAGTGTTCCTGGTTGTTGTCCTTGATACGGATAGACTTATCATTCCATCGTTCCACATTGAACTTGATGAAGTTGAAAGCTTCTAAGGCCTGCTTGACAGAGTTGGCCACGATATAGCACTTTGAACCACTATCAGAATCTAAAATCTGATAAAGCAGAGCAATAGCAGCCGTAAAACTGGTCTTACCATTTTTACGAGCCAGCATAATCAAGGCTTCCTTGAACCTACGCTCATTTGTCCCAGCATGATAGAAACCAAAGAGATTGACAACCGTAAAATGTTGCCACGGTTGCAAAATCAAAGGCTTGTTTCGGATAGACATGGCAAACATGTCATCTCCTTGTTGATGAACTATCGAGTTCTCGATGAAATGGACAGCAAAGTCCACTATATCCTCATCAAGTTCATAGGCTGGATTTTCCAAATCTCTCAGAAAGCGTTCAGCAGCCAAAATCCGTTCTTCGTTATGTTCCTCTTGATAGCTCAGGACATAATCAACATAGGCTTTAGCTTTTCCAAGATTGGTTGTAGCATGGCGAAAATCGGCAAAACGTTTCTCAAAGTCTTTATCCATCTTTCACCCGCTTCTTTTTCAGTTCATTCTTGAACTTCATGACTTCTGTGAGTGGTGAGCCTTTGTCCTGCTCGACCACCTCACCCAGTGACTTTGGATTAAGCATAAGCTGGTTTGAATAGCTCAAGATGTCTTTTCTGAGTATTTCCATTGCAGTCAAGATTGGAACTTTACGCTCATTCTCAGCACCAGCTTTGTTGACATAGATATCTGTGACAGGATAGCCCATGTCAGCATAGTCTTGAGCTAGTTTTTGGTACTGAAACAACATTCCAGCAAAGATGTCAATGATCATCTCAAACTCTTTTCGATAAGTGCCTAAGTTCTTCATCTGCTTGACCACATTTGACTTAATTGATTTTACTGTAATTGGTCTAACCAAAAACTAACCCCCTTTCTTCAAAATCGCTGAGTTTTTACCCCCTTTTTCTCTGAGCACCTCCGACTTGGAAAAAGTTCCCTTCACCGGTTCCCAGGACGCTCAAGAATATTTCAAAAAGTGGGGGGGTATCCATAAAATTTTTGAAATTCCTTCTTTCTCTTTTTTTGCCAATAAATTCCCTGACCGATAACCTTATCATTGACTCTATCATGAAATGTATTATGCTTGCGATTGGTTAACGCTAAACAATTCCATTCTACGAACTCAAGCTCAGGATATTCAGACACAGGAAAGATATGATGAATCATTTCAGCTGGCACCGATAAACCGTATCTCAAACTTTCTTGACACAGGTAGTCAGACTTCCTCATCATCTTGTCTCGGAACTTTTCCCACTTCTTAGTCTTCAAGGATTGTCTGACTGGCTTGAAAGTCATATCGAAAACCCTACCAATCCTTGATAATTCTCTTGCACATAGGACAGAAATTTAGTTCATATGTTTTTCTCCATGTTGCAATCTCTGGATAGCAGACAGCTTTTTCGTCTTCAAAGTGGTATTGTACTGTAATTTTTTTCAACGTCTGTCGCTCGCTTTCTCTACAGAATTTACATTCGTCCATGTATTCGACCTTTCTTTGTCAATGCAAAAAGGACAAGTCAACGACCTGTCCCTCTCATACAAGAAATCTATGGTACCATAATAAACTCTTTTTCGTGAGAAAACAAGTACCCTTTTTTCTCATTTTGAATCTTAGAAAAATTCTCCCCACCTAACGAGTATTGATGTCACTAAAAGATTGTACCCTATCTTTACCACAACATTTTGATAGCCGACTATTTCAAAATCAATCCCTGGATTATTTTTAATGTCATTGTTTAGCTGGTCAATAGCATTCAATCCATGTTGTCTATCACGATATTCTTTTATCATTCTGTACCTCCAAAAACTATACCAATTTGTCCGTTGAGTTTGTCATACTGTATATTCTGTTAAACTCAGCGAAAGCCCTTGGATTGTTGATATAATTGCACCTGTTAAGATTTTTATTTTTAAGTTTGACAACTTTTCAATATGACAAACTTAGTAGCTAAAAAATAAAAAGAGTCAGATTTTAAACTTAGCCATATTCTTCTTGAAAGTGACTTGTTTGTCTCCGATGTAAATAAGCGTAGTTCGTTCTGACGAGTGGTTGAATATTGTCATTAAATCGTTAACTCCATCAAATTTCTGGTAATAGAAAAAACCAAATGTCTTTCTGATTGAGTGTGCAGCTATGTTGTCGATATCTAGCTCTGTGGCAACGTGCTTCAGTATCTGGTCGAATCGCTGTCTGCTGATTGGCTTATTCTTCCCTTGTCTGCTCTTAAATACAAAGTGATTAAGAGGTTTCCCTTTAACGAAAGCACGCATGGATTTTTTGAGTTCTGGAGTCATTCTGACTTCACGTAGTTTCTGGGTCTTTCTTTCCCTGAGCTTTATATCCCAACCTTGCACATCCCTTACTCTTATGTTCAGGATATCTGTGATTCTGTATCCAGTATACAAAGCTGTTTCAAAGAGTAGGTAATACATCTCATTCCATTCTCTCAAATAGTCTTCGATTTCATGGATAACATCTCTGTCGGTAATTGGATCCATTCTGTTCATGTTCTCACCTCCTTTCAGCTAAACGAAAAAGCCAGCCTTTATGACTGACTTTCTATGACTTCTGTTGAAACAACTCTTTCTTTAAAAGTTAAGGATATCTCCCAGAATGTTGACTGCGTTTTGTTTTCAGAAGTTCATGCTACAATAATAAATCGTTTTTTGTGAGAATACAAGGTGCTTTTTTTCTCATTTTACAGCTCGCCCTTCAATATTGCATATTGCTCCAAAATGATTCTTCTCCGACGGTAGATGGTAGCACGACTCATGAACTTCTGGTCTGCAATTTCTTCCCAGCGTAGTTGTGGGTACTGCCAACGTAGATTAAAGATTTCCTTGTCTTCATCGATTAAGCTAGCCAATAGCTTGTCCACGGTCTCCTTGAAGCCTTCCAAGAATTTTAGTGTCGGATCATCTGCGAGCTTGACCGCGATGGTTTCTGTAGGTTTGCTGATTCCGATTGAAGGACCACCTTGGCTGTCTGGATTTCTTGTTGTGAGTTCTAGTCTGCGTAAATCTATCGTACGTTGGATTCCTCTGAACTTGAATAGTTCTTGGTCCAGTAGTTGAAGCTCCTTGTTGCTCAATTTCTTCAAATGTCACCTCCAAATTCTTGAAAAATGTCGCTAAGCCCTCAAGGGCATTCCCTAAAGCTTTCCCAAGTTTATAAAATGCTTGGCTTATTGTATTCTGGATGTCTGCAAGTTGTTCTGGACTTAGCTTGGCCAATTCTTGTTCCAACTGTTCTAGTTCTTGTTTTTGTGCCTGCTTAGCTTTTTTCTTCTTGATCCGTTTGTTCATGTTTCTTATAAGTCTCCCATGCTCCCATGATGATAGCGATTAGCACGACCAGTAGGAAAGCGATCACAATCATTGCTGCTAAAAATTTAATAATTTCAAGTAAAATCATAGTTCCTCCGAATAATACTTATCACCTTTAGCCTTTACTTCTTGAAAATAGGCTCTGTAGCTTTCATCTTGAATGTCATCAAGGTTGATTTGCTTTGCCACTTCATATACTGGTTCGTTATAGTCACAACAATGTAAATGCCACAACTGATTCTCCTGCAAAGTGTTTCGATTGAAACTGCATGAGCTTTGAGCTGCTGCAAAAACAAGTGCTGTCAATAACTCTTCATCAAGCTGAATAGTAATCATCTCGCCCTCCATTTTCTCGTATTAGCTCTTTTCTTAGCTGTTTCTCTAGCTATTTCGTCCCATACATAGTCGGCATTTTCAAGCATGAAGTCCACACATTTGTCCTTCAGAGTCTCAATTTCAATTTCTTGACG